GACCACTAATTAGACCGTCAACAGCATGACATAATTCGTGAGTGAGAATATCTAAAACTCTCATTGGATTGTCTTCTTTTGCGGTTATGAATATCTCAAAGTGCCCCTTGCTACTTGCTTTATCGCTCCAGCAAGTACCAATTGCTTTACCTCTAGTGGGTTGTGTTACTGATACCTTGATAGAGGGAAAAGGTTTATTGAAGTGTGGATATTTACCAGCTAGTAATTTCTTTTGCTTTACTAATTCTGGCTCTAGTTCCTTTACAGCGCCATTGAGCCATTCTTCCCTAGTGTTATATTTAATCATTAGTTTAGTTCCTTTCAAGTTAAATTAATACAATAGAGGACTCCGAAGAATCCTCGATGTATTAATTACTTTTTAATATATTCTTTTAGTCATTATGTGTTCACATACAATCCTAGAAAGTAATTCTTTTCTTTCTTTAATTTCTTTAGGATCATTTTGAATGGTAGTGATAATAAAATCCCTTGCTTCTCTGTAAGAATCTTTCTGCCCAATTATTTCTTTAGTGTAGAGATGGGTTCTAGGATGTGGATATTTATCTAGTATTTCAGCATCCCAGCAGAACCAGTCTACACTATCAAATCTAGTGTGTACTGGTGCAATAGCAAATCTGTTATGTTTACCAAAAAATTCATATTTACCAGCTAATTGTCCAGCTAGTCTTTTATTATTCCTTACTTTCTTATTAAAATAATCTACTTCAAACATATAATACCTCCTCGTTTAAACATACTGTATTAACAATATAATTATACACTAATTATATGTCAAGCATTTTATGTAATTAATTGTATTTTATTTAACTATTAATTGTTTTAATTTGATAGTTTAAAACTATGATAACTGATTGATACTAAAGTATAATATACTAAAGTATTAGATGCACCAAGATTGTGCATAATGCTACGTTGTGGTGCAACATAGAAACACACGCAAGAATCATGCCAACTTTACAATTACAACTGTAAACTTTAGTTGACACTAGCAATTATCATGCCATAATACCTCTGCTGCTTAAGTGGTTATTGTGGCACAGAAATTGCTTATGCAATAATCATGCCAACTTGATTGATATGGGGGAGGGGGTATGTTGTAGTGTTGTATTTATGCTGAACCCACACCGACACTAAAAAAAGTAGTTGACAAATCAATAAAAATATGCTAGAATTATGCTTTTGAAGAAAGAGTCTATATAGTCATACTGGACATTTAGTTTCATAGTAATTAATTATTAATAATCATTTATTATTCTTATTATAAATTACTATGAACATTATAACTATATTGACCTATATAATGAGTATAGGAAATCAATGGATATCGAACACTCTAAGAATATTGAGGAGGAGTTAAAAGACTCTACTCAAAGCTCAATAGAACAAGAGAAGAAAAGAACATACGCTACTAAAGCCAAGACTCTCACACCAGTAGGCACTAAAGTAAAGAGAAGACCTGGTAGACCCTCTAAGAAGGAAATGGAGTATGTTGCTCTCAAAACAAAGAGAAAAAAGAGTTCTCTTGTCTCAAAACGAGAAGAAACACAAAAGATTAGAGAACTTATGGCTAGGATGCTCATTACCAATGGTGACAGGGTTCTCAAGAAAACAATAGACATAGCCATGACTGATGAACACCCACATCAGATGGCAGCACTGAAGCTACTAATGGATAGAGCATTACCTACTTCTATATTTGAAAAAGACAAACAACTAAACAAAGGAATAACAATCAACATATCATCAGCAGCAGAACCAAAACCTATAGTAATAGAGGATTCTGATGGAGCTTGATGTAAAGTTACTATCATGGCAACAGAAGGTATGGAATGATACCACTAGATTCAAAGTAGTAGTAGCTGGTAGAAGAACTGGTAAATCCAGACTAGCAGCATGGTTATTAATTATTAATGCTCTTCAAACTGAGAAAGGTCATGTCTGGTACATAGCCAACACTCAGGGACAGGCTAGAGATGTAATGTGGTCTACTCTTCTTGAGTTAGGACACCCAGTAGTAGATTCTAGTCATATTAATAATCTACAGATTAAACTCATCAATGGTACTACAATATCATTGAAAGGTGCAGATAGACCAGAGACAATGCGTGGAGTATCTCTAAAGTTTGTTGTAATGGACGAGTATGGCTCTATGAAGTCAGAGGTATGGGAAACTATTATCAGACCTGCTCTAGCTGACCAGAAAGGCTCTGCGTTGTTTATAGGCACACCTTATGGTAGAAACCATTTCTTTGATTTATACAACTACGCTAACGATAGCGGTGATTCAGAGTTCAAAGCATGGCATTTTAACTCTTTTGATAATGATTTACTAGACCCAAAAGAGATAGAAGCAGCTAGAAAGTCAATGTCTAGCTTTGCTTTCAGACAAGAGTTTATGGCTTCTTTTGAAGCTGCTAGTGGTGGTTTATTCAAAGAAGACTGGATACAGTATGATGAACAAGAACCAGAAAGAGGTAGATGGTATATAGCTTGTGATATTGCAGGATTCTCTGATGTAGCTCATGCTAACACTGCTAGGAAGAAAAGACTAGACCAAACCGCTATAGCAATAGTAAAAGTAGATGAAGATAGATGGTGGGTTCATAGTATAGAACATGGTCGTTGGGATATTAAGAAGACTGCTTCTAAGATATTTCAAGCAGTAACAGACTTTCAGCCTTTGTGTGTAGGAATAGAAAAAGGTATTGGTAAAAATGCAGTAATGGGTTACTTGTCAGATATGATGCGTCAATACAACACATACTTCAGAGTAGAAGATGTAACTCATGGAAACAAGAAAAAGATTGATAGAATTACATGGGCATTACAGGGTAGGTTTGAGCATGGTAAAATTACTCTGAATAAAGGAGAATGGAATAAAGAGTTCTTAGATCAGTTGTTACAGTTTCCTAACCCACAGGTGCATGATGATTTAATAGATGCTTTGTCGTATATCACACAGGTACAGATACCAGAATATACTACATACTATGAAGAAGAAGAATATGAACCACTAGACATGATAACAGGCTACTAAGTAGTATACCGTTATGTCTACCACCCCTAAAAGGAAAACAATATGTATGATGACAGTAAAACAGTAAATCCTCTTGTATCATGGGTACTAGGTCAATGTGACCAATGGAAAGTACACAGAGATACAAACTATCTGGACAAGTGGCAAGAGTATGAAAGATTGTTTAGAGGTATCTTTGACCCAGCAGACAAAACCAGAGATTCTGAAAGAGCCAGAATAATAACTCCTGCACTGCAACAAGCGATAGAGTCACACACAGCAGAGATAGAAGAAGCTGTGTTTGGTAGAGGAGAGAAGTTCTTTGATATCACTGATGATGGTTTTGATCCACAGAAGATTGACATTCAGATGATTCGTAGTCAGATGATAGAAGACTTTAAGAAGGGTAACGTAAGAAAGTCAATCTCTGATATTATCTTACTATCTGCAATTTATGGTAATGGTATTGGTGAGATTACTGTATACGAGAAGAAAGAACTAATACCAGCTATGCAACCAGTAGTAGAGATGGGTATTACAGCAGTAGGAGTACAAGAAAAAACGAGGTTCTGTGTTGGACTCAAACCAGTTACACCATACAACTTTTTGATAGACCCTTCTGCAAGCAACGTACAGGAGGCTCTAGGCTGTGCTATTGAAGAATTGGTATCTATCCACTCTGTAGTAGCAGCAATGGAGTCAGGAGTCTATGAGACAGTCTCAGACCTATCTCAGTATGCTATAGAGACTGATTTAGAACCGTCACAAGAAGTATCTGACTATCAAGAGAACAGAGTTAAGTTGTTAAGATACTATGGACTCATACCAAAGTATATGATAGAGAATCAAGATGATTCAGAAAAGTATGAAGAAGTATTCAACAAACAAGCAGATGAGTATGGTACTCAAGCAGCAGACTTTAGTGACCTTGTAGAAGGAATAGTAGTTATAGCTAATGAGCAGTATTTACTCAAAGCAGAAGAGTCACCTTACATGATGAAAGATAGACCTATTGTTTCTTTTCAAAATGATAGTGTTCCTAATCGTTTCTGGGGTCGTGGTATTGCTGAGAAGGGCTACAATATGCAAAAGGCTATTGATGCTCAAGTGCGTTCACACCTTGACAGCGTAGCACTAGCTACAGTACCTATGATGGCTATGGATGCTACCAGACTACCTAGAGGTGCTAGGTTTGAAGTAAAGCCTGGTAAGACTATCCTTACTAATGGTAATCCAGCAGAGATACTATATCCATTCAAGATAGGTTCAGTAGATGGCTCTAACATCAACACTGCTACTTCTTTTATGAATATGCTACTAATGGCTACAGGAACAATAGATAGTTCATCATTACAAGCAATGACTACTGCTGAAGGAGCAGGATTATCTGTAGCATTATCATCAATCATAAAGAAAAACAAGAGAACATTAATAAACTTTCAAGAGCAGTTTTTAATTCCATTCATAACTAAGTCTGCACATAGGTTTATGCAGTTTGAACCTGAGAAGTATCCTGCACAAGACTTTATTTTTATTCCTTCTAGTAATTTAGGTATCATAGCTAGAGAGCATGAGCAGATGCAGTTTATGAATTTACTGAAAACACTAGGTGCAGAATCACCAATTGTACCATTAGTTCTATCTGCAATCATAGAAAACTCTAGTTTAAACAACAGAGAACAGCTTATACAACAGCTACAGCAGATGATGCAACCTAATCCACAGGAAGCACAGTCACAACAAGCTGCTATACAGCTACAATTACAGAAAGCACAGCTAGAATTAGCAGATTTACAGGCTGATGTACAACTAAAACAGGCTAAAGCACAAGGTGAAGCGGTAGAAACACAGTTAAAACCAGTAGAAACACAAGCTAAGATAGCTGCTAGTGCTTCTAAGTACCTTGGAGACGCAGACGACCCTTCAAAAGAGTTTGAAAGACGTATAAAACTAGCAAATGTGGCTTTAAAAGAGAAAGATATAGACACAAAAGCTAGAATTGCAGAATTACAACTACAATCTTCAAGAAATACTTGACTTTTACAAAAAAGTGTGCTATAATCACGCAATAATAAAGCAAAAAACGTGCCAATGGATAAAAAAATATTAAATTACTATGATAACCGTTTTTCAATGATGTCTTCATCAGGTTGGAAAGACTTGATGGAAGATTTACAAAAAATGTATGATGAATACAAAAGTGTTGAGAACTGTGAAACTAGTAAAGATTTTCATTTTGCTAAAGGACAGGTAGATATACTAAAGTATATGTTAGGGTTAAAAGATATGTCTGAAAAGGTGTATGAAGATTTATGTGCAGAAGAAGAAGCACACCCTAATGAAGACTTAATGTATGTGAACACATAATGACTAAAAGAATATTTGAGTTTCAATGTAAAAATAATTATGTATTTGAGAAATACATTGATGATTCAGTAAAAACAACTAACTGCCCATCTTGTAATGCTGAAGCTAAACGCATAATCAGCAAACCAAGAATAGACCTAGATGGTTGTTCAGGTGACTTCCCCACTGCATCAGATGCGTGGGTTAGACGTAGAGAGAGTCATATGAAGTATGAAAGAAAAGTGGGTATAGGTCAAGAGTATAGTAGTATGGGACAAGGTTAGACCCCCATTCAAAGTGTCTTTCCTAAAATGTCAACTGACACAGGAGAGTAATAGTGGCTGAATTTGTAGAAGAAATAGAAGATAAGAAAGAAGAACCACAGCAAGAAGAAGTAAAAGCTGAAGAAGTTAAAACAGAAGTAGAGATTCCTGAGAAGTATAAGGAAAAAACTCTTCAAGAAGTTATATCTATGCACCAACAAGCTGAGAAGTTAATAGGCAGACAAGGTACAGAGTTAGGAGAACTTCGTAGGGTTGCTAATTCTTATGTTCAAAGTCAACCACAAACAAAGCAAGCAGAACCAGAAGAATCTAATGATGATGATTTTTTTGCTAACCCTAAACAGGCTGTAGACAAGGCAATACAAAATCACCCTAAGATTAGACAAGCAGAACAGTTAACCCAAGAGATGCAGAGGTCTAAAGCTCTTTCGTCACTGAAAGAAAAACATCCAGACTTTACTGATGTAGTAAAAGATCAAGGGTTTCAGGACTGGGTAAATAATTCTAAAGTAAGAGCAGAGTTATTTATGAGGGCTGATCGTAGGTATGATTATGATGCTGCTGACGAGCTTATTTCTACATGGAAAGAAAAGAGACAGGTAGGTAGTAAAACTGTAGAGATGGAGAAACAAGCTAGGTCACAAGACATCAAGAGTGCTACTACAACTGTAGCAAGCGGTAGCGGAGAAGCACCATCAAAGAAAATCTTTAGACGTTCTGATATACGAAATCTTATTAACAGTGATCCTGACAAGTACGAATCTATGTTGCCAGAAATTGTAAGAGCGCACAGAGAAGGAAGAGTCAGAGGATGATATTTTAGAAAAGGAATTTTAAAATGGGTTTAGGTACTAATCATGTAGTACAATCAGAAGTCAATACCGCAGGTTTTATACCTGAGATTTGGTCGGATGAAATTATCGCTGGTTACAAGAAGAATCTTGTAGCTGCTAACTTAATTAAAACAATGAACATGAAGGGTAAGAAAGGTGATGTAGTTCACTTTCCTGCTCCTGCTCGTGGTTCAGCTTCAACTAAGGCTGCTGAAACAGAAGTTACTCTTATTCAAGAGTCTGGTTCAGAAAAAACTGTAACAATTAACCAACACTATGAGTATAGTCGCTTGATTGAAGACTTTGCTGAAGTACAGGCATTGAGTTCACTAAGACGTTTCTACACAGATGATGCTGGTTATGCGTTAGCTACTAGAGTAGATACAGATGTATTATCTTTAGGTAGACAGGCTCAGTCAGGAGGAGGTTCTGCTGCTTATGACAAAGGCTTCTTAGGAGCAGATGGTTCTACATTCTATGTAGCTGGTAGTAACAATGAAAGTGCTATTAGTGATGCAGGGTTTAGAAGAGCCATACAGCGTCTTGATGACCAAGATGTTCCTATGGATAATCGTAACTTTGTTATCCCACCTGTAGCTAGAAACGTAATGATGGGTCTATCACGATTCACAGAGCAAGCATTTACAGGTGAAGCTGGTAATGCTAACACTATTAGAAATGGTCAGATTGGTGACATATATGGTATCAAAGTATATGTATCTACCAACGTAGATACAACTAGTGGTTCTGGCGGTGCTAGAGTATGTTTATTATTCCATCCTGAGTTTGGAGTATTAGTTGAGCAACTTGGTGTTCGTGTTCAAACACAATACAAGCAAGAGCATTTAGGTACACTCTTAACTGCTGATACCTTATATGGTACTGGTGAGCTAAGAGATAAATCTGCTGTTGCACTTGTTGTCCCAGCTTAATTTTAATAACAGGGTTGGCTCTAGTAGTCAACCCTTTTCTTTATAAGGATGAATAATGGCTACAGTAAAAAGAGGAGAACTC